AAACATGTTCAAGAACATGTTTTTGTATGATATATATACGTGGTATCTAACGAGAACCACATTAACGCAATCTTTAGACGCGGTAACACGCGTCAATACGAGCAGTCGTAGGTAGTTGTATTTAGCCTAGCTCAAATAGCTTATAATGCAACGAAAAGTCTAAATGACGGTATACCCAACCCGTAACCGTATCCATTAGGATTAAGGTATTTTGTGGAGGTAAGACTCCCTTATAAAATCTAGCCATCCACATTGGCGTTTTGGAGGTAAGACTCCATTATAAAATCTAGCCCATCGGGGCGAATTTGGCTTTGTTGATATTGCTCAACGCACGAAAGTGAGATGTTTTCGAGCGTCAGCATTGCCTTCTGGATCTGTGAATTACAGGTAACAGAACAACCATTTCTACATTTTTGGACTTACGAGATAAAAAGGAAATCACCGCCGGTAGCCAGGCGAGGTCTGAATCTTTTTAGAGGTCGTATCCCACAAGTTAGATTTAGTAGCCCAAAATATTCATGTGTTAGTTAACTATAGGAAAGTAATATTGTGAATTGTGTGAGCTTTATGTAGCACGATTTTCAATCCTAATACACGTCAATAGACAACGGAATAGAGTAGCAAGTGAAAAATTATTAACTAAGGACCGACTGAAGACCCGACAATGTGTTGATAGCACAGGCGACTTCTCAGTTAATGTTAAGGAAATGGTCTTAGTATGTTTACTGGACGAATTTGAAAGTAAAAAAGACCCCTCACGAGGAGGTAACTCGGACCCCTGTTCCTAAAACCGTTGGAGTGCAGGTTTCGTGTGTCATGAAATTTTTAATCGCAGAGGGAAACTGCTGTAAAGAAGTGAGTAAAATGACATCTGGGTCTTATCAGCCCACACCCCAAAAATCGGCTATTGCTAAGCCGTGTGGAATTTCCACCCCTAATGTAAAGGGCAAATCGACAATTGCTAAGTCGAGCGCATCGCGCATCCCCAAAGTAAGGGGAACCAAACCAGGCTCTAAGAGAGCGCCATATAAATGCTCTCATTGCCACAGACCGAAGAAGGGACACACTTGTCCGGAGTTAATAACCCGGATAGCTGCATCCCTCACCCTCTTGCACATGGCAAGTGCTCAAGAGGAAGAAGTGGTGGAGTCCATTTTCTATTGGTGGGAACCAGGCATTTTTATATTTGCCATGGTTCTCTGGGGAATTGGTCTTGGCCACAACATTTTGGTATCACAGACTCTCCCCCTCCGTTTCCGCCTTCCCAAGCTAAACAGGTTGTGTTTTCTGGCATTGCCATTTCTAGGCATTAATCCAGGAACATTGTCTTATGGCTTGTTTTCTTCTTTGTTGTTCTCCTTTTGCTGTACTAGCTGCATTGCTTGTTGGAATGCATTCAATTTGGGATATAAAAAGCCTTTTATGACTTTTGATCCCCTATGCTTGTTGCGTCGGAAATTGAGAAGGAAACTACGGAGACAGCAAGCCAAGTACTATCAACCACAAGCCGGATTTGCGGACAATGACAATGAGAGCAGTTTTAATCTTGTTTTGAAAATCCTGACGAACATGTATCGGAACTCGAGTATAGTTGCTACGTATCACTATGCGCGCACTATGACTCGTTTGCGTGTTCATCATGTTAGGCGACATGTTGAGAGTTTGGTATCACTAGGAGTTGGTTTGTCGCACGCTGCAGACTACTATGGAGCGTGTGCTGTTGTTTTCCTATACCTACAAACATTGCATCAAGGCGACATGACAAGTGTGTGCTCACAAGCAGTGCAAGAAGGAATGGCTTTCATCGGTGCTTGGGATGATCAGGGAGAAATTCGATATGGTCCACAAGCTGAAATTGATTTGTCTGGTATCTTACGTGGCCGCGCCACTTACAAGACCATTCGCGAGTCAGTCGCATATGACAAGTTGATGGATCTAGTCAGTGTTGTTTGTGCTGTTGGTTTGTGCAATTTTTCCAGTGTAAATTTTTCAGTGGGAGGTGTAAAATTGTTTTCTAATGCTGTTAAGAAGAAACATGAGGACACCGATATTTTCTCTATTGTCGAGGTGATAATGGATACAGCCATCTTCTTTATTGAAGGAGGTTACCTTTACTTCACCAGTGGAGATAGTTCGTACATGCAATTTGGAGATCATGATGCAGTATCCCTACAGAAACGTTTGCACGAAGTTGAAACAGCTGTTGATGCCATGTTGACGGGAAGCTTGGCAAACCTGATAACACCGCGCACGGAGTCAGAAGTTGAGGTTTTGATTGAGACATTGATAGTTGATATTGAGAAAGTCATGAGATCGATCAAACATCCAGGAGCTCTGGCAGCATGGGAGAGGAAGCTCAAAACCATTCTCGAACACCGCACAGCGTTCCAACAACGACGTGCTGACGGAGGACTACGTGTCGCAGCTTTTGGTGTTATTATTTCTGGTAAAACCTCTGTTGGCAAGTCCACTATCATGCAAATGCTCCATCATGTGTTGTGTAAGACAAATGGTTTTGATGATGATGTCAAGAAGATTTGGAAGGTGCCTGCTACCGACAAGTATGACACCAATTTGCGCAACGACACTGTATCGGTATTTCATGATGATATTGCTAACACCAAGCCTGACTACATAGAGAGACCAGACACAGAAGTGATGCTCCGGACGATCAACAATGTCAAAATAGCCGGTGTAATGGCGGACATTGACCAGAAGGGTAAGGTTCATGCAGAACCAAAGCTCTACATAGGATCCACCAATGTTGAGGGTCTAGATGCAAATGTCTATTCCAATTGTGCCATTTCCATCATGCGCCGAGCAATTCATGTACAAGCTGTCATTCGTTCTGAATATGCCACCGACGGCAAGCTTGATCCTGACAAGATTGAGAAACTTCTGAGTGATGTGCCATTCACGGAAAGGCAAATTTGGGATTTCTTTGTCAAAGTTGCTGTTGAGTCTGATCAGCTTGGGAACCCTGTCATGTTTCGGTATTATACTAAGGAGTGGAAGGTGGATCCAGAAGACGGTCAGAGGAAACCATTCTTCCGTTTGCAAGACGTGGATGAAGAAGCTCCCGTTGTACCCATTTTTGGAGATCCGTCAAGCAACTATTCCAGAGATGTTCGCCCCAAGCTAACCACTGCTGACTTCTTCCGATTGATGCAAATTTTGAGTCAGAAGCACTTCGCCCATCAAGCTGAGGTTGTGTCTATTGCCAATACGTTATCGACTAAAATCGATGTGTTGGAATGTGGATGCATCAACAAGTGTGTTTGCCATGGTAGACCAGCTGAACTCTTGCCGGACAGGTCACGTAGGAGTTGTGTCACTAACACCCGTCTGAATGATGAATGGGAGAAAAGGCGAGATGCCATTAATAGTGTGCCTGATCCATGGGAACAACAAGCTGGCACAACTCCTGTTGCTGCGCCGCCAAGTGATGTAGTCGAAACGTTGGATGAGATCACCAGAATACAGACATCATTTATATGGTGGATGGATCGTTTCCGTGGTGGTTTTGAAGACAAGCTGCTTGAAGCCAAGATGACTGCGTATCTGAGTTGTTGTGATGTGTTGTATTGGCCTCTTGTTTTCGGATGGAAGATGTTTTGCGCATTTCAATCGTTGTGGATCCTATGGATGTGGTTCAGAGGGATATCGTTTGGCGGTTTCTTCCTTTTCCTGTTGGGCTGGTGTGCTGTTGTTGCACTTGCAGGCATTCTAATGATATGGACTCGTTTTCGTTATGAGTACAGATTAAGATATGTCACGCGAGCAGCAAATTTTGTGAGAGCCACTTTGTCTATGGAGAAACGCTATGCAATTTCTTGTCTTATTGGAATAGGGACTGTCGTCACATTGCTCTATACGTGTTTGAGGCAACGCAAGGAATTGTGTGCCCAGGGCGGAGTGACATCGCATGACATTGCTCTTACTGATGCCAAAAAACCCACCATTG